GGCCTTCACCTCGACCTACATCACATGCACCATCTTCTTCGAACCCAGACGCAGTAGCCGCACGAGCAGCAGCAGCAGCACCACCACCACCAAAACTAGCAGCAGCAGCAGCACCACCACCACCAACACTAGCAGCAGCAGCAGCACCACCACCACCAACACTAGCAGCAGCAGCAGCAGCAGCAGCACCACCACCAGCAGCAGCAGCAGCACCACCAGCGTTTTCATCTTACCCTGTTTATAAAATTACTAAACCAACAGGCGGATTTGTAACCTTACAAATTATTGAACAAGATATTACAAAAATAAAGGTTGATGTAATTGTAAATGCAGCCAATGAACAAATGCTAGGAGGAAGTGGAATTGATGGTGCTATCCATAAGGCAGCCGGACCCACACTTTTAGAAAAATGTAGGGCATTACCTATATTACGTAGTACTGTGCGGTGTGAAACAGGATCTGCAAAATTATTAAAAGGTCGATTTGCAAATACCCTTGCTGCTCCAAATGTAATTGGAGCAGTAGGTCCAAGGGGAACTACTGAACACAGAATGCGTTTACTGGCAGGTGCATATAGTGAAAGTATAAAACTTGCAGTTAAAGAAGGATATAAATCAATTGCATTTCCTAGTATTTCTACTGGTATATTTGGATATCCATTAGAAGAGGCAGCTAGAGTTTCTTTAGTTGCTATTAGAGACGCAATTGATTTATATAAGGCTACTTCATTGACTCATATTTATATTTGTATATTTGGTAATTCGCCACAGAAAAATACCGAAATAATCAAAACAATAACAGATGCAGCGAACTATCTATTTTCTACAAAAGGCGGCCATCGCCAAACCCGCAGCAAACGAATCAATCAACGAAAACGAACCTTAAAACGGTAATTTTCTAGTCTAGTTATTAATGTTGGTCCACAGATGAGCCAACATTAATAAATTTATAAAACTATACATACATCATTGTATGCGACATATTCGTTTCCTTCCTCTTCAAAAACTTTTCTAGATGAGATCTATGCAACGTAAAGGGCAAAGCAAATCCTTCAATGGCAAAGGGAACTTGTTTAGGATGATTGTAAAAGCGTAGCAAATTAATCTTATTTACTACCGTCTGAATACAACGTTTCAACTCTCGTACACCAGGTTCTCCATTGGTATAATGTTCAATAATGTATTCAATCATGTCACGGTTAAACATTACTTTTTCAAAGAGTCCTACTTCGCGAAGAGCCTGACCCACCAAATAATCTTCCGCAATCTTCACCTTCTGTTTTACATTGAAGCCTTCCACCGCAATGTTATACATACGATCCTTCAAAATAGGATTTACCTTTTCATGATTGTTGTGAGAGAAGATAAAGAGGCAACGAGAAAGATCTAAATCAATCCCCGTAAAATACTTGTCCTGAAAGCGATCATTCTGCGACCCATCCGTCAAATGAATCAACATGTTCATAATCTCCTCCCCCTTCGGCGTCTCTGATACCTTATCCAATTCATCAAAATAGAAAATAGGATTCATACATTTGGACTGGATCAATACATCTACAATCTTACCCCACGTAGATCCTTCATACGTGTAAGAGTGTCCATCTAGGAAAGAAGCATCGGTCGCACCCCCTAGCGTAATAAAATGAAACGGACGATCCAAGGCCTTGGCCACCCCGTCCTTGATCAACGATGTTTTTCCAATGCCAGGCGGTCCATGAATCGAAAGAACATTGCCATGCGATTTTGGATTGGCCACCCAAGCACTTACAAACTGCATAATCTGCAGTTTAGCATCATCGTGGCCATAAATAGCAGAATCCATGCAAGATCGAACCGTTGTCATAAACGCTCCACACTTTTCAGGACCATCCTCCATCTTCACCGGTAAATCCTTGTACGTTCCTAACGGAAGACCCGTAAACCCATCAATCCAATGCGAACACTTGTAATATTCCGTAGAAGAGGGATCAATGTTGCAAAGAGCATTGTACTTGGACATCGCAATTCTCTGAAGACTCGGACGAACTGCAACCTTCTCCAAAATTTTAAATTTAATCGGTACTACTACAACCGTAGGACTTGCTTTGTACTCTAACACTTTCAATAGAGATGACTGCTTTTCGGGAACTAATGATTTAAAATATGTAATATCCGTATCAATGTTATCATCGTCTTCCTCCTCCTTTTGAACCAATTCTACAAATCGCTTCACCGTAGCAGATTCTTTCTTCATATTATATTTTACAGGCTTGTTGGGATCTCTACCCTCTCCTAGAAGATCGCTAAAAACAATATCAAAAGAAGCTTCTCCCCGTTTCTTGGGTCGTGATGTTTCCTCCTCCTCCTCCTCCTCCTCACTCTCCTCCTCACTCTCCTCCTCCTCCTCCTCCTCTTCGCTCTCTTCATAACTTTCTTCAGAAGATTCTTCCACTAGTAGTTTTGATTTTGGAGCTTTTACAATACTTAAGGTGGGACTCACATGCGGTTTTTTGGGTTCCCCCTTTTCAATAATCTTCTTAATAATCTTTCTGGCCTTCTTTGCAGAAGATCGAACCGGTCTCTCCTCCTCAGAACTTTCAGTATAATCATAATCGATTAGATTAGGAACATTTCCTTTACTATCAACGCTACTGTCATCATCGTCACTGGGAGGAAGAGGTTGCTTCTTCTTCTTACCAGGTATAGGAATGGGAGCAGATCCTCCCTTTTTTGGCATTTCTACCTCCTTCTAGAATTCAATCCTTAGATTATTTGCGGTTCTTGCGATTCTTGCGATTCTTTCGTGTAACAACACGACGAATCATACTATTCGTACCATTTGTTACATTATGTACAACACGACCAGTTCCATTCGTAAAACTTTTAAGAGAATTGCGCACAATGTTTTTGGAACGTGAAAGAGCGCGGGTCGGGACATTCACCACCAGGTTCAACGTATTTTGCGCAACTTTGCTTACCGTATTTACCGCATCGCCAACAAGGTTTCCTAGCGTAGAAAAAACTCCACGACTTTTACGCGTAGAACGAACCATTTCTAAATAGGATAGATAAATTGTGGTGCGAGAACTTTATTTTCCTCCTTTCGTAATACTTTCAATAATATCAAGAAGAGCATATTTTGCCTGAGGTTTCAGACCGGGAGGAAGTTCTGAATTTTTCATAGCAGCAAACGTGGCCAGACTTCCCATCCACTCCCCCGTGGGACGCAGAGGAGTCTGACAGAGAATTTTTAAACATTCAGCATACGCTGTACACTGTTCTGTATATTTCTCCTCCGTTGAATGCTTCACAAGAGATTCTGCAATAAATTTTAACAAAGAGAAATACGATTCGGAAGGAAGTATGGGACCAACGGGTATTTCCGGTTCTTTCAAATTTACAAGTTCTGCAATGAATCGACTGTATCCCTTTCGACGACGAATCTGTTTCTGCTCCTGTAAGAAATCTTCATCATGATCACCAGTATATTTACAAGGATTTTTGATGTTATCAAAGATAGCAGAGAAGTTATCAAAGAGTTTTAGCATTTCAATTTTTACATGCGGATACGTCTTCGTCAAATCTTGTAAGAGTTTTGTACAAATTTTACAGAGAGGTACTGACATTGCAGCAGTTTCAAAGATAGAATTAACTACATAGGTAATTAAATCAATATCATCAGGATCTAGAAATTCTTTTAGAAAGTCTTTTACATCATCATAGGTGGAATCACTTATCTTGTTGATCCTTCCCGTAATTTTATTCTTTTCAGATTCTTCAAATGTCTTTTCCCTCTTTCCAGGTCGTCCATACGTTCCAAATCGAAATTCAAAGGGTTCCGCCGGAAGAACCGAAAGTGTACTTGAAACAGCTGGTACAGAAGAAGTCCTGAGAGGAGATACAAGCGGTCTAGGAGCAGGACGACCCATCGGTTCCGATCGTCCCCACCGGCGAACTTCTTGAAATCCTTCCGCATCAGGTCGTATGTCTCCTCGTAAAGAACTAAAATCACGAAATCCTGTGGATCCCCCTGCGGCTTTCATGTGTCTTGCAATGATTGCTTGAACTGCTGGTGGAATAGTCGTATACTCTGTTCGCAATGCATATACATCTCGAACAGAGGCAGGAATATCAGATACTTTCATCGTTTTTACTTCTCGACGCGCCATTTACTGGTTCTTTCTTGTTGTCTGTTTAAATCCTTCCGGTATTTATCAATTTTTAGCATCGCATCCCTTTTAGAATGCTGGGACCCTATGTTGCATCCGATTTAGATATTGAATCAATTAAAATTCCTACTCAAACATCGAGCGGGGCCCACCAATTTTTAAATCAATTAAAAAATCCAACCGCAGATATACCTTCTTTAAAAAGGATTCAAACTCCGTTATTGGCTCTTCGACGGGTGAATGCCTCTCCTCTCCAAACCGCTCTCCATACCTTTCAATCCACCGAATCAACATTTCAAGAATTTGGTTCTTCTACCGATCCCTTGGTAGAAGAAAGTACAGAACAGATTATATGGAATCCAGCATCTATGATGGGTCGACTTTGCAACCACTCTCCTCTCTTTTTGGAATCTATGATTGCTTGGAAAACATTGGCTCTTCCTGGAATTACAGTTCTCTCCCCCTTCTTTGCAGTCTTAGTACCGTATCTCTTTTTGTATATTCATGGAATGCAACCACCCTTTCAAGAATATCTAACTACTATTCGCGGAGTTGTACGAGGAGCTGTGACCGTACCCTCTCTCCTGAAAGCTAAAGGAGAGAGTGATCGTATTGGATTTATGTTAGAGTCTCTGTATATTTGTATCATGATTGGTATTTTTTTGAGTAGTATGTGGACCCAAGTTACGAGTGCATGGCATTTACGAACCATTGCAGCCTCTCTTCGAGAAAAAGGAACCCTCCTTCGAACTGGTATTACAGCTGCAGAATCTGTCTATTCAATTCTATCGAGTTATCCTACTAAAATACGAAAAGGACTACAATCCTTACTACTAGAGGGAGAGAAAGTGTTAGAGCCGTTTAAAAATACTACCGATTCTGGAATTGGCCTCTTCGCTAGACTATGGAATAATAAAGCTCCCTTAGAACCTCTTGTATCCTGGATTGGAAAAGTAGATGTTCATGCAGCCATTGCATCCCTTTCTACTATCTGTTTCCCCCGTTGGACTACAACTTCCCACATTGAATTCAAAGATTTAATTCATCCAACCCTCTTACATCCAATTGCAAATGATGTTTTAATTCAGAAAGGAGCCATTTTAACCGGTCCTAATCGTGGTGGAAAATCAACCTTCTGTAAAGCAATTGGCATCTCCCTCCTCTGTGCACAATCGTGGGGATTTGCCTTTGCCTCCAAAGCCCTTCTATCCCCTTTTAAAAGAATTGAAACCGCCCTCTCCCCCGCCGATACCTTGGGTCGTCTTTCCCTCTTTGAAGCAGAAATTGAATTTGCAAAATCAGTGGTAGAGGCTCCTGAACGTCCCCTGTTTGTTATGATGGATGAAATCTTCCACTCCACAAATGCTCATGATGGCGTGGAAGCCAGTCGCGTCTTCTTGAATCGATTGTACGCTCTCCCTCATACTATTTCTTTAATTAGTACTCATTATCGTGCCTTAGCAGAAGAGTTTCCAATCACTGCTTTACAAGCTGAAACCATCCCACAAAAAGATGGACTCACTTATACATATAAGATTCTTCCCGGTATTTCTACGGCCAGTAGCGTACTGGATATTTTGCGTGAAAAAGGATTGTTGAAAAACCAAACCCCCTCTACAGAACTATGAACCTTCCTGATTCATTCTACATTGCGTTGTGCATGACAGTGCTTTTGCTAGGTGTTGTCTATTGGTTTTGGACCCAAAATCAATTTCTTCTCCGTAAAATGAATCTACTTGAAAATATTGTGTATGAACTAAAAACTATTTGCAATACTCCTCCTCCAACCGCAGTAGAACCCGTTTCCTATCCTCCTGCTCCTTCTTCCGTCGTAGAGGATGAGGAACTTCACGAGGATCTGCTGCAGGAGGAAGAGGCCGCCCATCCTCTCCAGCGCCCTCCCTCTCCCCCCCTAGAAGATGATCTCCAGCCCGGTGGAGTGGGAAGTGGTATAGAAACCCCTCCAGAATCATCCAATCTGCTAGAATCAATGACAGTGAAGGAACTCCGTCGCCTGGCTGAACAGCGTGGAATTAAAGGAGGAGCCGAAATGAAGAAAAAGGAACTCTTGGTGGAACTTAAAAAGGGCGTCCCTGCTCCTTCTGTTTTATCAGCCTTTCAGGATGCAAAGGAAGAAACCTTGGGAGAAACCGATGTAGTGGAACTTTCATCGGCTTAATTATTTTAATACTATTCTAATCCTAATATAGAATGATAGGATTCTAAATAGGATATAGATAATTTGCATAGCAAATTATCTATATCCTATTTAGAATGTCACTAATAATACGGGGTGCAAAGCACCCCGTATTATTAGTTCAGATTCTAACAATAGAAGGGATTTTTTGCAAAGCAAAAAATCCCTTCTATTGTTAGAATGAGTCTCCTAGGCTATGCACCCGTTCCGAGTAATCGTCCCAACCCTGGGCAATGCTACACCACCCCCGATCCCCAGTTTGCCCGTGAAGGAGCTCCTGCCCGTATGGCCGATGGTCGCCTCTTTACCGATTTTCGCCCCACCTGCTCCTCCTACCCCGTCGCCGCCTGTGGCACATGGGGCGATAATGAAACCCGTCTCCGTATGACCAACGGAGCGTCTGATTTGATGAATGCCGGTCGCAGCATGATCTCCGCCAAAGTAGATCCTTCTTCCTGTGTGGATACGATGGTTCCTGAACTCTACCGCCGCGTCTGCACTTGGAAAGGGTGCAAAACCATTCCTGGACATTTTGCGGGAATTGGTACAGGTCGTGTCTATGTGGGAAGTGCTGCCGAGGCCAATCCGGCCACCTCCTCCAAACTCTCCGTTCCCCCTCTCCCTGGTACCTTTCCCCGCATGGGTCTCCCTCCTACCAACTGCTCCATCCCTGGCGGGAATGAAATTCGCGGCGGTCGTGTGAATACCTATTCCGCCCCTCGTGTTTAAAATTGATTGTAGGCTTCTCCATTTTGATAGATTTTCTAACAAAATGGAACTATATCATCCTACGTATTGGAGGGAACGTCCCCCTCTTCTAAACCGACGAAAAGTTCCTGCTTTTGTGGAAGGACACCCCCTTCCTCTTTTGATTCAAATTGGACAATATTATGAAATAGGATGCTGGACATTTGAAGAGGATGATACTAGCTATACTGTATCCATGTATATACTAAATTTTAGAGGAGGATTGTTTCCAGGCGAGATGGTGGGATATCCTGATGTCTTTCCGGATCGTATTGAGTTTCGATACTATGGAGCGGAAGCTCTTCGCGCTGCTCGACAAGCATCCCTGGCTGCACTCCCAGCAGGATTTGCTCGAATGAGAGAGAAGAAAATGGCCAAGGTCGTTGGCCGTCCACTTCCTCTGGAACTTGTTCTTGGCTGCATTCTGCCGTTTTTATAGTTCATCCCAGTTTGGATCCGTAAGGATCCAAAATGGGATTACAATTCATCCCAGTTTGGATCCGTAAGGATCCAAAATGGGATTACAATTCATCCCAGTTTGGATCCGTAAGGATCCAAAATGGGATTACAATTCATCCCAGTTTTGATCCGTAAGGATCAAAAATGGGATTAGAGTTCATCCTTCACAGAATACCCTCGTAGCATCGATTGCAAATAAGTTGTCTTTGCACAAAGAAGTTCTTTTTTATCACTGGAATACCATGTAAGAGTACATGCAAGAGTTCCTTTGGTATCAGGGGTTGGAACTGTCCCCACCTGTTCATGATCTCCTACCGTAATGGGACACGTCGTGGCCGTGCATAAATCAGAAGATTCCTGTAAAACAGGAAATCCATTTAAAATGCATTTATAATCAACACTTCCACTGGTGACAATCTCAGGGGCATGATAGACCATACGAAGAGTACCATTTTCTCCAGGAACTGGGTTGGAGGGACTAAAGTCGAGAGTATGAAGTGAAAAGAGAGCGGAAGGGGAAGAACAGTCTTTTACAGTGACAAGCGCAGAGACTGCGGTGAGGAGTAGGGCGCGTAACATCTTTCTCTTCTATAGAGAGAAAATGCTTCCACTCCTTCAATACGCAGCTTGTAAAATTGAGGAAGTTATTTCAGTTTCAAATAATAGAAAAATACCATGCCCTCGTACGGATTCCCCGAAGGAGATAAAAGTATTGAAGACCTCAAAGCCGCCTTCCCCCCTCTGGGTGCCCTCCAAATCTTCGCTTCAAATCCCACGTCCTTTGCCCTCTGTAACTAGTCGGACGCAAAATGTTCCAAGATCAAAACAGCTGTATTAAAATATGAAATCAAACTATTTATTCATGCCCCTTACATTATTAATCCATCGGGTGTCGATCGACATGCTATGATTGGCGATGGGAAGATTGGAAAAGCACCGCTTCAGCGGTTTGTGTCAGAGGTGTTCAAATATCATCCTCGTGTGGCGGTGGTTCTTGAGACTCCTGTAAAAGCAGGATCTCGAGAAGCAGAAATGGCGGTTGACTACGCTCGTCTAGACCTTTTACGCGTTCCTCTCCGATGGGGAGGATGCGGTTTCTTTTGTACAAATTCTCGTAAATCATAAAATACAGTTTCATCGGTATTCCAATCTCTTGTATCTTCTTTAATCTTTTTTAGTACTAACATAGTTCTACACTTTTTACAAATATCTATTACATGTTTGTAAGCACGTGTCACATAGTTACTAACTGCTGTAATTGCTTTCATTCGTTTATCATCGACAATTAAAATTCCACCAATTCGTAACATTTGAAGACAATAAAAGACATCCATAAGAGTGTAATCAAAAAGATGATATCCGTCAATAAGAGCTACATCTAATTTTAGTTTGCCATCTTCTGCTAAAGCAGGAAGAGCATAGACAGATGATTTTTCAATTAATCGTACCTGAGGTCCGAATCCAACCCGTTTCATATTTTCCATACCAATTCCTTCCCAGTGTCCATCACCAATTCCATATTGATTGGGGTCAAGTATGGTATGGCATTTTCCAGTATTTTTCATTCGTTGATGGTGTTCTGCAAAGACTAGTGCAGAAGCTCCATACGCAAATCCAACTTCCAGTGTATGGTTAGCATGAGTTTCTTCCAAAGCTTTTCGTAATTCTACGTGTTCGGGTGCTTTTGTTTGAGCATGTAATCGACGGTACTCTCCATCAGGAGTAAAAATAGCAGCAGATTGCAACATAACATCTAAAAATGTACGCGTTATCTCGGGATCCTTTTTAGGATTTTTACCGGTTAATATCTTCTTTACCTCTTCTTGTTTATCTTTTGGAAGAAGATCGTAATACATCTATCTATATTAAGTATAGTTAATTAATGTCTACGAGAACGGTTACGCCGTGCTATAAGTAGGATGGCATGGTTAACGTCCCTTGTTTAACGCCGACTACGCCCCACCAGCTTGGACACACCAATGGACTTGCTCACACTGGCGATACAACTGGAGACTTGGGTGTGGAAAACAAGGCAGAGGAGGAGAACGGCGGTAAGCAAGATCCACCAGGGTTCAATCGTGAAGGAGATGGGAATTTCGAAGGAGAAGCCTTTGGTGGAAGAACCGATGGAAGCAGGAGGGTAGGGGCTATAGGAGATTCCAATGGGATCACTCTCCCATCCACCTACTTTTTCAACTGTACAACAGGTAGCTGTATCTCCAGCCTGTGGAACGTAGGGTGCACCTGTTTTTTCATCTAAAAAATTGGAAACATCCATTGTGAATGTTTGCGGTAGTTTTGATACAGTCATTGCATTTGGTACCTGTGAACCAGGGTGACTATGCTCATTATTTGCCATATAATATTGCGACTGTTGCCCATTTCGAATAACAACTAAGATAAAATAGACACGACTTGTTTGCATAGTTCCAGTTAATGCTTCAATGGTAACATTTACATCACTACCAACAAATTTAGTAGATGTAAGAAGACCTCCCAATTTGCTACCAAGAGGAGGGCGTGCCATTTATAGTAAGGAAGAAGAAAATAAAACAGTTAAAATTATTTAAATGTTTTATAATCAAAAAATTATAATTTTTACATCATCTTAAACCCGCCTACCAGCTGAGAACCGATTGCCAGGCCTCCGCCCTGGCGCGCCGATAGACCAATAGAAGGGGAGAGGAGATCTAGGATGGCGAAGACGACGGAAGCGACGACGGAGACTGTAAGAATTTCCTCAATGTTGGGAACCTTGCGGGGGATAATGGTCATGGCGACCGCAACGGCCAGACCCTCGAGAAAGTACTTGATCGCACGGGAGGCGAGTTCAGCTGCATTCAGACCTTCCATTCCTTTATATTAAGGGATTCGAAAAAAACTAGATTCAAAGGGTCTTTTCGCGTTTAAAGCCTTCCCACCAAATCTCGGAAGGTACTAACAGGATGTCCACTCCCTCCACGGAAGAGAAGCGGGAAGTTTATTTGGAAGCCGACAAGGATATTCCGGGGCAGCATTATGTATGTCTCACTTTCTTGAGCCCGGAGAAGGTCCTTGCCAACAAAGATGTATTTATGTTTTCAGAATTCCTAAAGGATTATGAAATTCAGTACAAGATCAAGGCCACGGAGACCTTTATGATGAAGCAGGTCGCCAAGCTCCAGGCAGCTCTGGGGACCGCAACGGATACGGTAGAGAGGGTCGGACGGGAGAAGAAGGAAGGAATCACCGTGGAGGATCTCAGCGGGGCCTTTGTGGCGCTAAAGGACATTCGGAAGGATCTTACCATTGATATCCCTAAGGATCTGGAGGCGCATGTAAAGGCGGAGATGACCGATTTCAAGACTACCACCATTCAGGATGCCTATGATACGTATTTGTACAAGAATCGGAAGAAGCTGGAAGAAACTTTCTTTGCCAAGAATGCGTATAGAACCACAATTCGGGGATTGAAAGTTCGTGGTGTCTATGATACCTATGCAGAGGGAATGGCACGGGCGAAGACACTGCAGAAGCTGGATCCTGATTTTAACGTCTATGTCGGACAGGTGGGCTTCTGGCTTCCCTGGGATCCCGAGCCCAGTGAAGTACCGGATCAGGAATATGCCGACGATCAGCTGAATCAGCTCATGAAGAAGTACAAGGAGAATGAGTCGCAACGCGATGAGTTCTACGAGTCCATGAAGCGAGAACGGATTGGGGCTGCCAAGCCTCGTACAGCACCTCCTACCTTTGGAGCAGCAACAGAAGCTCCTACCGGAATCTTTGGAGAAGAGGATCCCTTTATGAAGCAAAAGAGGGCAGCGGCTGCTGCTGGTGCTACGGGTGCTACGGGTGCTGCTCCCCCTGCTGAACCCGTCTCTTCCACTCTTTCCATCCAGTAAATTAGAAATGAATATAGATGATGAAATAAAAAAATATTTTATTCCATCATTTTGTCAATGGAATTTTCAAGAATGTATTCTGTTTAAACAACATCCCATGTTTCCATTTTCAAGATTTCTTATAATAGATAATTCAATTATTTTAAGATTAATATATCATTGTTTCGATCGTTGGTCGTTTGTAAAAGTAGATAAACATTTTAAAGCAGATCCATCTGAAAAATTAACATTTGTTACAAATACTGAATTTACTCCATTATTAATTTCCATTTATAACATTCATGAAGTTTCTAAAGTATGGGAAATAGATCATATAAAGAATGAGAACCTTCCTTTTTTAAAATGAACGTTCTTTACCTTCAACCAGAGCCTGAGATGGTAGCTATTTACAAAGCAGCAGCAGACGCATATCTTGCTACTCCTTTTGCAGAACGAGATGCAGGATTTGATCTTTTTACAAATAAGAAAACTGAATTTGGACCCAGTCTTCCTACCAAACTTACCTTTGGTGTTAGAGCCGCTTATTATGATCTACGATTGGCAATGTTTCGGGCCTATTGGATGCTACCAAGATCCTCTATTTCCAAGACTCCTCTTCGATTGGCCAATTCCGTTGGATTGATTGATGCAGGGTACCGTGGGCCTTTGATCGCTGCATTGGATTGCCATACCGACCGATATGAATTGGATATAAATCAAAAATTTTGTCAACTCACCCGCCCTGATCTACTCCCATGGGATGCAATTCATATTGTAGAAACAATTCCTGGAGGAGCCACCCTTCGTGGAGAAGGAGGCTTCGGATCGACGGATCCCCTACGGGGATCTGGCGATTTGAGTTCGCGCAGTGAAAGCGGATCGACCGAGGTTAAAAAAGAAATAACTCCTTCTGACTATACTCATTACGGATGTTAGAAGTAATCCTCCCAACTCTCTTTTGTTTCTACTGCAGCCACTGTAGGAGTAGCAGCCACTGTAGGAGTAGCAGCCACTGTAGCAACTGTAGCAACTGTAGCAACTGTAGCAACTGTAGCCACTGTAGCCACTGTAGCAGTAGCAGCCACTGTAGCAGTAGCAGCCACTGTAGGAGTAGTAGGAGGAGGTCGAACTTCTGTAAGAACAAATGTTTTAAATGCATCATTTTCTGTAGAGAGAAGTGGTATCATACTTTCTACAGGATTACGGTGAACAGGATGATAGTCTGGAGTGAGAATCTTGGTGATATTGACTCCAGAATAGATTACGATGCCTTCTGCATCGAGGCCACGACGACCTGCACGACCTCCTCCTTGATGGGCTACCGTATTATCAATCTCTTCAATCGGTTCTCCCTTCAGTCCTCCCAGAAGAAGAACTGCTTTAATGGGATAATTAATTCCTACAGTAAGAGAACGATCGGAAAGAACAATTAATGGATATTTACTAATAAGTTGCTGACAAATGCGAATCAACGCAGGATTCATCAGCTGGTTGTAGAAGAGTAGACCGCATTCAATTCCCACTAGCACTGGATGCTCATAGGAAATACGATTGTTTTCAATTTCATACTCTTCAAATTCACAATGAAAGGGCCCATTGAGGTTAAATTGATATTGTAATTCACTATTAATTTTACTACGAATATCACGCATGATAGATCCATCCGTATGCGCTATCATCGCTTCACGATGAATTGTATAGGTACTCCTTGTCATAATTGTATCATAATCGTGATTTTTTTCAGCACGAACATGTTTTTGACGAAGTTTTAATACAGCATCATAGGTAAGACTGGCGCCATAGACTTCATTAAATTCTTTAAAATCTTTTTGCGTTTCTTCTAGAAATGTTTCATAGAAGGCGTAGAGACGAGGTTTATATTTAGTGTTAAAGAGTAATTCTTTCATAGCACTTTTTTTATCTTCTAGATCTTCTTCTTCGGATACAGTCATTTTACAAGATTCATCCAGTTGATCAGCTTCCTCTAAATATTCACGAATAATGTGCTTGTCTCCATTAAATCCACCATACACAAGTTTGTTGTAGGATTGAATTAGTTTCACAAACTTTGTAAAGAGAGTGAGACATTGAAGAGAATCCATTTTAAAGATAATCATCGGCTTGATGGTAACACCACGAAGAAAGTTGTAAAGTTGGTAAAGAGTGAGAGTATCACTCTCAAGAGAACTTGTTCGTAAAATGGTTGATAAGGTAGCATCGCTTTGATGTTTCAAATGATCAAAGACACTGAGTTCAAGTTGTTCCATTTCATCCAGAGAAACTAATCGTGGAATAGTTTCATCCACGCGAGGAACACTAGGAAGTGCTTCATAAAGAGAAAGAATTTCTTGAGGATACAATCCAATTTGTTGGAAGGTAGGGCATCGAATTTGTTCAATGGTTAAATGATGAAGAGGATTGATAGTGACTAGTTCTCCATTTTGAAAGGTCATTCGTTTTTGATTAAAGAATCGTTTTTGCAAATTTACTGCAAAGAGGGAGCCTGGTAAAAGACGCAATAACCAATCACGAACTTCTTCAAAGTTAGGAATCGTGGCAGAAAGAGCCATCAAAGGAACTTTATGAAATCCTGCAAATTTGAGAAGATATTCATAAAAGGGGCCTTGCGCTCCATGTATATTATGAAATTCATCCAATATAATATATTCAGGAACTTCCATTGACTTTGATTGAATGAGCCGTACCATTTGTTCTGGTGTAGCAACAATAATGTTATCCGCCTGTGGAAATCGTTTGTATTTGGCTGATTCTAGTGCAAGATGCACATTCTTCTTCACAGCACCCTTCAACAATTCCAAATCCAATAAAGAAGCTAGAATAATTCCTGCCAATTGATATCCAAGAGGATCGGATGGAACAATGTACCATACTTTGGTATAGTTACGAATGGCATGAGTGGATAATACGGTTTTTCCTGCTGAAGTTCTAGCACTTAGTAAAAGATTCTTCCCTTCGTCAATAGCCTGAAGACACTCTTCTTGCCATGCATCCAACCGAAATCCTTCCTGCTTGAAGTTGGAATTGGGCTGAAGCTTCAACGGCATATTCTTCACCTGGTAGGTAAAGAAATCAATGGAGTTGGCAGCTAAATAAGCTGTGATACGAGGATCTACCGTTCGAATAGATTCTGACGTCATAAAGAAACAATACACTTGCACAAAGATATGTAAGAGTTTTATAGATTTTAGTAAGAATTTATTGTAATATTCATTTCGGTGCAAATCACTTTGCACACTTCGAATTAATTTGTAAAATTGTTGAACTATTAGATCGGGATCTGTAGTAAATGTTTCTGTTGCAATCATAGAGTCTAACATAGCACATAGTTTTGCATCGGATGCAATGCGATGAGCTTTTTGAGCGACTTCAACAGAGGTCAGCCCGACCTCCTCAAATAAACTTTCAAAACTTCCCCCTACATGCAAGACTCGCTTGAGCGTTTCTTTGTATTTGGAGGGAGTTCGAAGTTGACTGGTAATATAATGTTGGAGTGTTCTATTACATGCAACAGAACCTATTGTTTCTAATACTTCTTTGGGATCAGTGGAATCTCCACACAATAGAATTTTCCAAGCTTGTTGAAAGACTCGTTTCATTCTGCAATCAAATTGATCTAGAATGTGAGAAATTTCTTCATACATTTTACTGGTTTTCTTTTTGTCATGTAACTCTTTGGCAGGTATTGTTTTACTATATTCGTAAACAGCGGCTTCTAAGACTCGTAAAATTCCTGATTCATCGCGAGTCTCCCCTCGACGAACTTTGGCAGGAAGTCGCTGCGTCCCCGCCATATCAATTAATCGACTGGTAGATTCTATAGAACTATCGAACGCCATGTATGATATTTTATTATAGTGTTATTCAGTTTAGAACATAGAATCAATTTTAAACATTTTCTTACGGGATAGTAGAGATGCAAAAAGAAAACTCTGGATCTACCATTGCATCCGATCCAGGATCGGTTACATCCTTGCCGAAACAGGTTGCATCAGAACCAATTTTTGCTGCAGCAGCGAGTCCAGCGGAGGGGGAGACTGCATCATTGCGGGAACAAAAATACAGTGTTTTTGGAAATCCTTACAATAAGTTGGCATATGAATATTATGATCTTGGTGATGTTGTAAACAATCTTGGTTTAAACAAGAAATCTAGGTTTGTAAGTGATGTGAATGCCAATCATACATATCCTGATCTTGAAAATAGCTCACGTGCAAAAAAACTTTCTCCTAGAACTCTATCTCAAGAGAACGGGCTCCGTTTACTTACTTCAGTAGAATCCCATGCTACAAAAGGAGTTAATAATAACAATAACAATAATAACAATAACAATAATAACAATCGCTCCGTTCCGCCTTCATATATGACGACATTACAAACTCCGAAATTAAAATTTACACCTTCTACCGTTGTAAGAAGTCCACCTCTTCCAAAGGGTCCGAAGCCATTTTCAAAAGATCCTTTGCAATATCCTCCCCGTCGATCGTCTCGTAAAATCAGACGCCGTTCCACCCGCAAAACTAGACGGCCTTAATACTTTTTGACATGAATGACGGGTCCTTTGGATCGCCCAAGATCGGTGGAAGAGATGGGAGGTTCGGTTTCTCCAGCAGCTTCCGCAGCTTCCTTCAATCGTTCCATTTCGGCTGATTTGGCCCAAAATTCACCAGCACCAATCCGAAATTCGGGTCGAGGCGCGGCCTTGTACCAGAAGACTGCATCTTCTAAACGGTTGGTCTTACATCCATTGTGAATCACAAGGCATTCAAAATTCTCCGTACACTGATCCATAATCTGACAAAAAAACTCAAAGGTGGGAAAAATACCAGCAAATTGTTCATAAATACGACGACGATTTGCTACCATGTTTTCACGTAAAATAAATACATAATCTACATTGCCACGTAAAACAGGAGGAATACCCATTACATACTGCAAGGCTAATACATACAGAATACCAAAATGACGACCATTCATAAAAAGAGAGCGAATGTATTTATCAGAGACCCATTTATTATCATACATACAATCGTCCATGATGACAAAGGTGCGACGATCAATACCAGAGGCTCCCCGTAATTCAGTCTCTTTAGAAATTTGTTTGGTAAGAATTTGTTGCCGTTTTAAAACATTGCTCAGAATCGCAGGATTAAATTCTTCATGGATAAAAAGACTGGGAACCATTTTAGAATAGAAAGAATTTGCAGATTCTGTTCCACTTATAACCGTTCCAATTGGAATGCGCTGTTTATGCCATAATAAATCTTTGATAAGATATGATTTACCAGTGTTGCGTTTCCCGATGAAAAGAACGGTGGAATCATCGGCAATGCGACTCATATCAAATTTAGTTAACCGGAGGGATCTTGCGGGACGAGTATCAGCGGCTACAGGAGGTCCTCCTCCCATCATCATTGCACCAGAAGGAGGTGGTGCTGCCATGGTTAATTAGAGAGAAGATAATTTGTAAAGTATTATTACTAATTTTATATTGCACAAATAGGGATGGATACAAGATTTTGGGGACCCAGTGGATGGAGATTAATTCATTTAATTGCTGCTGCAAAGCGGAAAGAATCTCATGAGTTTTTTGAATTACTACCCTTTGTACTTCCTTGTAAATTTTGTAGAGCTAGTTTAGCTGATTATTATGCGGCAGATCCCCTGCCCCCTACAGGGGCCGAGGTGCCCGAATGGATCTTTCGCATTCATAATCAAGTAAATAAGAAGTTACGAGATCAAAAACTTCCTACCGCTCCCACTCCCTCGTGGGAATCAGTAAAGAAAAAATATGAGGAATGGGTCCAAGCTCCCTGCACCGCTCGTAAAATGGTTGGTTGGGATTTCCTATATTCCATTGCCTATACAACTCCGTGTCGACAAGTACCCTCCTCCCCCTTGCCAGGGGCTCCTAAGGATCTTCCCACATTGGAATTAAAAAATCGTTGGAATCAATTAACCCAAGAAGAACGATTAAACAAATTAAAGGAGTTTTGGGCAGCGATTCCAAACGCCCTGCCCTTTCAGGAATGGAGAACTGCTTGGGGCACCTCCTCCCCCCCTTTAAAAAAAGGAAGAAAACAAGTCACTAAATGGCTGTTTCAAATTGAAGAAACTATGTGCAAAACTTTATCAGAACCTTTTGAACATACCACCTCAACTCATCTATGTAAGAAGTTGTCGCAATTTGAAAGCGGGTGTGGAAAAAAACGTTCCCATACAATGAAAACGTGCCGATCCATAAAAAAGAAAGCCAGACATACAATAAAACTACAAAGGGGTGGTGTTCGTTAGGCCCACCAATAAATTACATGAATAGGATCTTTTAATATAACATCTTTTCCTGTATATCCATTGTAAAATAGAAACTGTTTATAAGTTCGATGATGACGAGGAGTGGCTGCTAATAATTCATCTATTTCTGGAAAAGGTGGCTGAGTTGATAAATCAAGACGTTTGCGCGTAGGAGCATCCCACACAGGAAGAATAATAATCCAATTACTCTCTTTCCATTTATCTAAAATACTACGAATCATCCATCGAATGTGAGAGGTTGTATAGGGTGGATTGGCCAAATATGTTTCTCCCTTCTTGGGTGTAAATGCATAGGCATTGCAACCCCCTCGGGGTGCTTCCAATTCTGGAAAAATAGAACAATACGTTACTTCAGGATCCGTATTGTAAAAAGCACCAAATAGTTCATGAGATAATCCATACTCTCGTTTCCATCGCTGTTTCATAGTTGGATGTACACTCAAACTAATATTTGAAAATGCACCAATATGATCATAACACAATGTTAGAGGTTCGATATTCGGTACACTTTGAAACCGTTTTAAAAATGCAGAATATTTCTTATAAAGATAACTCTTTTTTTCATGAATCCATTTGGAAGAAGGTGTTGCTGGATGTATGTGCAACGGAGTTTTACTTTTCCAAATGACTTCAGGTTTTATTTTTAAAAGACTATAGGCATAGTCCATTATCCCTATTCAAACAATAGTGTTTTAAGTTTAGCTTCAATTTCGGATGGATAGACAAGTCCTGGAAATTTATGTTTCCAAACTGCTACAGGAACTAGCTTAGCACGATCTTCATGACTTACACCCAAGCGAATCCATCGTAGATCAAGTGTTCGAGCCCGTGCAATGTCTTCTTCCGTCCAGGTAGGATCCATTTATTCTGAATATGTTTTACATATTTAGAATGGAAAAGATTATGAAATTTTTTACAAGTCCGTACGGTCTTTTTCTCATTGGTATTCTTTTCATTACACTTTGGTTTACAACTTCTATGAAGCAGGAAGGGTTTGCATCAGGGGGTACCGCCTCCCCGGGATCGTATAGCTTTGTGATGTATTATGCTCCTTGGTGCCCTCATTGCAAGACGGCCATGCCGGACTGGGATGCGATGGGGACTACACAGACCATCGGCGGGTCAACGGTGAAGATTTCAAAGGTGGATTGCGATGCAAATCCGGAGGTAGCAAAGGCAAAGAATGTAGCAGGGTACCCGAGCTTTCATCTGGAAGATGCACAAGGGACTCTGGTGAAGGAGATGGGCGGAGAGTTTTCACGGGATCAGGGGGGGTACCTGAACTTTTTACAAGCCACTCTTTCATAAAAAGTTCACCGGCAATTCGGCCACAAGAAGCCAGTTCTACTCGATCTTCTTCTTGTAAATTAACAAACCAAGCTGGAAAATTGGGAATGTGCACCCGTACTAAATTTCCTTCTATTTCTGTTTTTTCTCCAAAATGAATCAATCGTAAGAGGTATTGCGATAAGCTACTAGGAGTTTGCCCTACTGGCCCAGACTGCGGTGTTCCAAAAAAGAATCCAATGGATTCTTTTTGTTGCTCCTCTGTCAATAAACTCCATGCAAAATTACATCGCATTCCCCCATCTACCCACAAACTACCGTCTACAGTACGATACGGCATGTAAAAGAAGGGAAGCGACATGGAGGCTCGAACAGCATGTGAAATTAATAAATCAGGATGCGTTTTAGCACTGCATACAAGTGTTTTACTGTTGGTGACATCTGCTATAATTATGTGAAGACCTGGAACCTTTGAAAGAGTCCAGTCCTTGGCTCCTACCCGTTCCAACATATCCACGACTCCTTGTAAGAGTCCTTCTCCAGAATCCAATCCCCAGGTACGCGTCATGTTGAAAATATGATCCAACTCCATGTTTCGAAAATGTCGGAAGTCCATAATAGTCGATAGATGCACCATAACCGATAAATCGCCTTGAACTGATAATAGGGCTGCAATTAACGCACCGGCAGACGTCCCCCACCATTCCGTAACATCTTTTAATAAACTAGAATCTATAGCAGCTAAAGCATGAAAAAAGGAAATACATCGAGCTCCCCCTCCTGCAAAAACCAACCGTTTCATCCTTTTTGTTTCCAAAGATTAATTAGGGAATATGAAGACGCGAAGATCACCCAAATCTCCTTTCAAAATTACAGTTCTTAAACAGGGAACTCCTTCTAAGAAGGTCCTCTCGTCTAGTTTTTTTGTTATGAAACACAGTTATAAACCAATTGAATTTTATATAAATCATTTTAAACGTTTTTTAATTCAAAAAAACAAATTAAAAGGATTTGAAACACGTATTTATACCGATAATTCTGGGAAGGAAATTGTGTTAGAGTTGGTGAAAGAAGATCCAACCATTAGCGTGTATCACTATGATTGCAAACCATTTTATGATACACCAGGCCATATAGGAACCTTCGGCACGTTAATGCGGTTTCTACCTCTTTTTGAACCAGGATTAGAGATAGTATGGATTTCAGATATTGATATTCCAATGTATTATTTGAATCCAAAAAGAATGACTGAAATGAAAAAAGATAACGCACAATTTTTATTTCGTACTGCTGTTTGCTATAATCAAAATAGAACGATTCATAAAAAAATATACGGACGAAAGTATACAATTTTAGCAGGTGAACTAATTTCTACCTATACATTTCCTAAATCTCTTTTACATACATTTTTACAAAAGTTACAATCAGGTGCACTCAAATCAATTGTTCAACAATTAAATAATGCAAATCCAGAAAAACATTCATTTAAAGTCCCCTTTGGAATCGATGAATATTTCCTAAATACCACCTTTTATAATTATATTATAAAAGAAAATTTACGATGCATCATTTACAAGAATTATGATTATGCTGGTCATTTGTTACGGGATGTTCTCTCAAAAGAAGAAACATCTATTATAGAATCCTATCGCGACAATCCTACAAAATTAGAATTTCATAGAGTAAAAGATATCTTTCGAGACCATCTTGAAAAAGGACTCAAAAACTATCCCTGTTTACAAGAAATGATAGATCAAGTAGACTCATTTAAAACATCCTTTCTAAAACGATATGTTCTGGATGGAAAAGATATGGTAGAGTAGGGAATGAAAACTAGAAAATCAAAACGAGTTCAAGAAATTGAAATAACCATTCTTAAACAGGGAAACCCTTCTAAAAAAGTTCTTTCAGTAAGTTTTTACACTATGAAAGACGCCTACCGTCGTAAAGAGAAGTATGAAACAAATTTAAAACTATTTTTAAAACATAAAAAAATATTAAAAGGGTTTGAAACGCGTATCTATACGGATGATAGCGGAAAAGACTTTGCACTTGAAGCTGCTAAGAATGATCCAACCGTTAGCGTGTATCACTTTAATTACCCTCCACTTAGAGAGGAAGAGGGCCATGTAGGAGTCTTTGGAAGTCTTGTACGGTTTCTTCCCTTTTTTGAACCCGGTTTAGAGATTGTATGGGAAAGTGATATTGATATTTATAATGATCCGTATACATTTTTGAATCCAATGTACATTGCAAAAATGAAAGCAACAAATGCAACCTTTTCCTATAGAAGTTGTCTTTGTTATGAAGAAATCAATTCAAAAATATATAACCGAGCCTATACCATTATATGTAATACAATGATTTCTACAAAAGTATTTCCTAAAAAACTATTTTATGATTTTCTTTCTCTTTTACTAAATCCTACTGATACAATGAAAACAAATCTTCAATCGTTAAATAATCAACTTGAAAAACGAGGAAAACCTACTTCTCATGTTCCTTACCTAACCGATGAATTATTTTTAAATACTACTTTTTACGATTATTTAATTGATACTAAAGTTAAATGCTGTGTTGTAAATGATTATAATTTTATACAATATATGTTAATGGTAAATCGATTATTATCAGAAGGAGATGAAAAACTATTTCAAATATATAAAAAATATCATACAAAAAGTTTATTTGAAAAGGTAAAACAAATTTATAAAGAGAAATTACCACTGCTAGTTAAGAAAGTACCGTGTGCACAAGAAATGATTGATCGATTTGATGTAATAACAAAGAATGGACCTCGTGTAGATTCGTTTATAGAATTTCTTCCTCGAGTTGGAAAAGAATTAGATCATCGTATAAAGTAGGGAATGAAAACTAGAAAATCACCGCGTAGCAATTTAGAAATTACTATTTTAAAACAAGGAACTCCTTCTAAGAAGGTTCTTTCAGTTAGTTTCTTTACTATGAAGGATGCTTACCGCCCCAAAGAAGTATACGAACGTAATTTACAACAATTTCTAAATCTTAAAAAAGCATTAAAAGGATTTGAAACACGCATCTATACCGATGATTCAGGTAAAGACTTTGCTCTCAAAGCAGCTAAAAATGATCCAACCGTCAGCGTGTATCACTTTAATTATCCTCCTCTCAGAGAGGAAGTTGGGCATAGTGGAACCTTTGGCACCTTTATACGATTTCTACCCTTATTTGATCCATCCTTGGAAATAGTTTGGATTTCCGATATTGATATTCTTACTTCGTATCTGGATCCAGCTCTTCTTACTAAAATGAAATCTGCCAAGACTGATTTTGGGTTTCGTACCTTTCTTTGCTATAATGAAAAAATATATGGCCAACCCTATACAATTGTAGCCAATCTCATGGTTTCATTTATAACATTTCCAATGCAACTTTTTACACGTTTTTTACATCAGCTCACCACTCCTACAAAGTCGTTGCAACTTACACTGGATAAATTAAATAAACAAATGGAACTAAAACGGAAACCAACCTCCCGAATTCCTTACGGGATTGATGAAGTCTTTCTCAATCATACCTTTTATACTTATTTAATTAATAATTCTATTAAATGTTATATTTTGAAAGACTATGTCTATGCTACTGAATATTTACGATGGAATAAAGTGTTAACAAAAGAAGAAGATCAAATTGTGTATACCTACTCTAAAAATCCATCACAACAATCCTTCCATAAGTTGAAAGAACTCTTGAAACAGAAATTACCTCTTTTGACTGAAAAGCACCCTTGCCTTCAAGAAATACTTGATAAAATACATACATTTAAAACATCTTTTGTAACCCCCTTTGTAAAAAAAGGAATAGAGTTAAGTAGGGATGAAGACTAGACGATCTTCTAGAAATCAACTTGAAATAACTATTGTAAAACAAGGAACTCCTTCCAAGAAAGTACTCTCTTCGTGTTTCTTTACATCCAAAGATGGTTATCGCAAACGAGAAAAATATGTAAAATCGTTACATAAATTTCTTCATCAAAAAAAACAATTAAAAGGATTTGAAACTCGCATCTATACCGATGATAGTGAAAAAGACTTTTTAGTAGATTTAGTGAAGAATGATCCTACCGTCAGTATCTATCATTTTAATTTTCCTCCTTTACGGGATGAAGTTGGACACGTTGGAATCTTTGGAGCCTTTGTACGATTTTTACCCCTTTTTGAACATGGTCTTCATACGGTATGGGTCAGCGATATTGATGTTACAAACGATTACTTAGATCCTTCCATTTTAGCTAGAGCTCGTGCTGCGAAAGCTGATTTTAGTTTTCGTACCTATGTTTGTTATGAACAGATTAAATTATATGGTAGAGTGTATAGTATTTTAGCAGGTACTATGATCTCCTTTCATACTTTTCCAAAATCTATGTTTAATAAATTTTTACAAGAGTTAGTTCATCCTCCTGAAGATTTAAAAGAGTTTTTTGATAAATTAAACAGAGAAAATCAAAAGTTTCGACTTCGATCTGAAACAAAAATACCTTATGGATTTGATGAAGTCTTTACCAATAAATATATGTATAATTATTTAATTAAAAAGAATCTTCGATGCTATATAGTTAAAGATTATGAGTATGCTAAAAATATTTTGGGATGGAATAATTTAATGGTAGATGGTGATGAAAACGATAAAGTATTTTTTGCATATTATTATAATAAAACACAGTCTAACTTTAAAAAAGCAAAAGAAGTATTTCGTAAATTGCTTCCACTTGTTGCAGATAAATATCCTTGTTGTAAAGATATGTTAAAAATTTTAGACACTTTTAAAACATCATTTGTGAAGACCTATGTCAAGACGGGAAAAGAATTAGATGAATCCCTTTATCCATCTATAGAAGCATGAATACCTTGACACCCCCCTTATTACCCCCGTCTACCTTGTATAATGAACAAGCTAGACGAGATGCCACTAGAATTCGCATTTATAATTCTGTATTGACACAAATTTATAACAAAATTCGCGCCATTTCAAAAATTCCTGAAAATGAACGTACCTTACTGTATATTGTTCCCGAGTTTATACCAGGGACGCCTAAGATTGATGTTGCCGATTGCATTCTTTACTTGGTGTGGAATCTTCGCAATGTGGGATACACTGTGACCTATACTCATCCTAATTGTCTGTTTATTAGTTGGAAAGCACATGATACTCTGTATAGAGATCGTGAGAGTCCATGGGCCAAGGTGTTAGATTCGGCTAGAGTGGCAGCCGTGGAAGCCCTTACCAGACCGGCTACTCTCAGTGGAGCCCGATCGACACCGGCTCCCAAACGAGCCCCTCCTGCTAAAAAAACAGAATCCTTTACCCCTTCCCTTTCTCTTTCCACTCCCACCTCCATGGATAGTCAGATCAAAACTACTTATTATACTCCTGGACAACATGGAATGGCATTGCATACAGCACCAGGAGGTACCCTGTCGGTAAAAAGTGTATCCTTTGTCTAGTTGCCACGATCCTGCGCTTCGCGCAGGATCGTTACTACCGCCATCCTATTTTTGATCCGCAGAGCGGATCAAAAATAGGATCGTGGCAGGTAAAGAGGAAAGGCATTGCCTTTCTTCTTTACTGCCGCCGCCGCCCCCCTCGAAACGAATTTATAAAGGAAGAAGAGGGGCTATTCGTGGCCATCCACAGAGAAGCCGCCGCTCCTTGTTTTACCAGTAAATCAATAATGAGTAGTAAAAACAAACCACCCAGAATAAATAAGATTACTTCTGTATGGTTGGATTCGGAACGAACACGATCTGTTTCTTGCAATCGTGCAAACAGACTGTCAATACGACTTTGCAATTCGTCTAATCGATTAAATTGCTGCATAGATCCAGCATCCCGTGTTTCTCCTCCTTTCCAATCGGTGGGAATGTTCTGCCAGAGCGTAGGAGCGGAATCAAACCAGGGTTGGGGAGTGGGAGCCTGTTCTGTATTTTTTCCAGGAAGATTCTTTCGAATCCAATCGTGATCGGCCCATTCAGGCGCTTTTAACATGTAGGAGTCGGGATGAAAGGAATCCGGATCGGGCGCTGCTGCAAAATCAGTCCACGAAGCCGATTGTTCCGAAGGAGGGGACCAATGATCGCGATCGGGGGAAGAGGAAGTAGAGGTGAGATCGGGGCCTTGTTCCGGCGGCGGAAGTAACGGACGCTTCTTTGTTTTTTTCTTTTTGGACTCCCCCCCGTCCGTAATGGGAAAGGCTTCTTCTAGCGAACACATCCTTATTTCTGGAAGAGGTTTCTTTCTCCATAGAAAGAATGAAGACCGAAACACTGATTGGAATTTCCATCTTTACAATTCTAAGTGTCTGGACCGTCTACAGTTGGATGGATCGGTGGCAAACTGTCCATACAGAAGGATTTACTCCAGATATTGATAAACTAATAGCCGCTACTAGTGATAGTCCAAAAAATCAAGATATTATTTTAGCCTATCAAACCATTTTAAAATATATTAAATCTGATTTTTCAAAAGGATTGGTCATCGTAAATGATTTTAAATCTCGATTCTTTTCCCCCTCTACCGATTTTAAAGATGGATTCGATCCTGCCCATATTATGGATGATCCCCAGCTTCAGCTTCCTCCTGAGAAGAAGTAAACCATCCCCTATACAGAAAGAGCTATGAATATGCCACCCATTTGGATGCCCCCTCTCTCCTTTGCAACTCTCTTAACCATTTTATGTATTGTAGGAGCCGCTCAAGCTGATAAACTCCCCTCCCTCCTTTCTACTACCTTTCTTCACCCCGTTGGATTTATTCTAACCGTTCTCATTGCAATCTCCCTTTATGAATATAATTCTATTCCATTAGCCGTGTCTCTTATTTTACTTCTTTTGAGTGTATGGGCTGCACATCATGAGGTAGCCAAGGTCCCCGCCTCCAGTGAAGGATTTGTTCCCTTTGTCCCTTCCGGTACTATTGATTGGGTCAATGATGATAAACAGAAATGGTTCGTAGAACGCGTTCTGAAAGAAACTCCCGTCGGCATCCAAGATAAAAATGTGGCCACCTATCCTGTCCAAACTGAATCTTCCAGTTCTACCGCCTAAGTAGAATATGGTGACAATGCTAGAACTTTCAATTGGTCTTCTCCTCGTCCTTATTTTATTCACCATTAGTCTTCCTATGGAAGTGGAATATCAAGAATCCATTCGCCGCGCAGCCTACTCTCCGGCGGCACGGTTGGCAGCTATTGCAACAGTTGTCGCGTTAGCCTTCTATAGTCCTCTTCTAGCCCTGTTAGGGATTTTGATCGTTTTCTTCTGGTTAGCAGATATCCATCTTCTCACTAAAAAATATGCTTAATCAGTAAGAATGGTGCGGTCTAAAAAAGAAAGAAATAGTCCCTCTCCTCTCCCTGCCCCTCCCCCTCCAGGTGTCCCTATGGCTCCTATGCCTCAAACTGGAGGAGGTATTGATCCACTCTCCATGACTCTTTTTAGTCTCAATTCCAATCCATATTTAATTGGTATCTTTATGATCTTATTGAACTTAGGGGCTCGATTCCTTCCTATGGAATTAACCAAACAACAAGAAGGATTTTTACAAAGTTCATGGGTTCGACCCGCTATCCTCTTTGTTGTAATCTTTATCGGTACAAGAAACTTGGCCGTCGCCTTCTGGCTCACTCTCGCCATCTTTTCAATCCTCTGGTTCTTTGCTAATGAAAAGAGTACTTTCTGCATGATTCCTGGTTGGTGCGAACAAACCCACGAACCCCCCAAAGAACACGATTCCCTCTATGAAAAGAACCTCAGCCAAGTTCGATCTAACCTCAACTATGTAGCAGAATATCAACCCATGCTGGATAAAATTGTAAAAGTTCCGTATGAGTAGAATGGATGAAAGTAGTCGACTTACCAATTTGAGAAATCGCACTTTATTTGCGTTTTCTCAAAGTGTACAACACAACCCCCAATCCAGTGATACAATATTAAATCAACAGGTTGGAGCCATTGAAACTGCTGCACGAACCTCTCCTGCAGTACCCTCTGACCCCAATTGTCTTTCTGCCATCCAAACCTCCTTCCTCACCTGTTTGGAAGCCATTCTAACCTATGCCGCTACCACCAATCTCGGCCCCACTAAATCCTCCCGCTTCTATTATCTCTTTCTAGCCTCCGTCACCCAAGGATACAATTGGGTTCAATCTTCCAACCGTCTTTCAGGAACTCTCGATAATTGGAACTGGAATATTCAAACTCTTATCACCGATCCAAAACAACTCCTCGTCTGGATGAATCGTATTCTTATTACCATTACCACTCAACTCATCCCAACCTTTGATTCCACCTCTATCCTCTATACTGAACGATCTCTCCTGAGTTTGACCCTCATAACTCAGGCCTCCTTTCAAGCCACCGTTTATTCTGTAGGGAATCGCGATGCCTGGTTCAGCACCTGGAGTACCTGGTGGAATCAACGAGCCAATGATGGATCCGTAGCAGCCGCCATTCCTCCCACCGCAGCACAACTTCCCAATGGTACCACTAGTTTGAATGTGGCATCCACCGTCAACCCCTCCACCTTCCCTTCCCCCTACCAATGGACCCCTCTCCAAATTGGTGCAAGTATCCAAAAATATGCTACGTATAACTGGGCGAGTGTCAATTCTACTGCTCTTTCTACTAATGATATGTCTACCATTCAAGGAGCGGCTACTCCCTTTTACACAGGAAGAAATACTCCTGCCCGTCAAGCAGAAATTTCTACTATTGTAGGATATACCGCAACTCTAACAGATGATCAGAAAGTAAATGCGGAGTTCTGGGCAGGAGGACCCTATACCGTCAGCCCCCCTGGTATGTTTGTATGGATTTGGAAAACTCTCATCACAGCACAATCACCCTCCCTCGATACACTCTTTTTCTCAGGATTAGATCTTACCATTCATTTGTTTGAAACGGGTAGAGTCGTGTGGGGATTAAAACAACAATATATGGAAGCGAGACCCATTCAAGAAATTCGACGCCTCTACAATGGCCAAACTCTTACCAAATACGATGGTACTCCCGTCCAAGGAGAAAGTTGGATGCCCTACCAAGTTCCTTCCTTTGTGACTCCTCCCTTTGCCGATTTTACTTCTGGTCATTCAGGCTTTTCTCAATCCTTTGCAACTGTCATGACCGCTTGGTTCGGTGCTGCGATTCCTACAACAGCTCCCATCTATATGGATGATCTCCAACTCTTGTCCCCTATCTTCCATTCCCCCCAATCAAACCCTCTTGGTCAGATTACCATCCTGGCAGGAGATAGTGAAGTACAACCCCTGGTCGTACCCACTACCTCCATCACCTTCCGCTGGACCACCTGGCAAGAGATGGCCCTCTCCGCTGGTCTCTCCCGCCAATACGGCGGTATTCATGCCATGTCAGCCCATCAAGGATCGGTCGCAGCAGTCAATGCCCTTCACCCAATCCTCAAATCCTATTGGAATCTTTCCCCTGCATAAAATTGATCAACCTACAATATTCAAATTACTAACTAAATAGAATGTCGAGTTTTAAAGCACAAGAGGCAATGGTAGGAGTGCGGCAAAATCAAATGATCATTAATGGCATTGCTTATTGCGATTTCTGTTGGTTTCCAAGAAGCAGCGAAACCGCTGATGATAATTCACTGTGCGTCTGTATAAAAGAACCAGTTACCACCTGTGAAGATTGTTGCAATATACATCGCATACCCTGCCTCTTCTGCCATCCAGATCATTTTGCAAATTATAAAATAGCAATGGCAGTTTTAGAAGAACTACTGAAGTCGTATGAAAAAGAAGAATATGAAAAATATGAAGAATACGATGGAGATTATAATGAACATCAATATGATTATTAATTGTATAAAATTGAAAATTTAATTTATACTAAAAGAATTAATAACACTCACCATGTTTACCATAGGAGATCTTGTAGAATTTAAATTTGGTGTCGGCATCCATCAAGTCATTCATGTAACCGCTAAGGAGATTGGAATATGCGGTATCCTACTAATATACACAATAAAATGCGAAGCATTTTATTGTGTATATTAGTAGGATACTGGTAAGAATCTGATTGGCAAAGCCAATCAGATTCTTACCGGCACATTTGCCACATATTACATTGCCTTGGAGAAAGTATCAATTCTGGTAAGACAAGTTAAGACCACTTCTTAAAAAGATACGGTCTTACTTTTTTAGTTTATCAAATTATACATTCAATGTTAGAGTCGATCCAACGGGCTGAACCGTCATAGGACGTTTCAGGACACCGCGACGAGTTCCACCTGCTGTCTGACCCGTCTGACCACTCTGAAAGCTGTGCACACTCTGCACATCATCTGGACGAATGTTCAAAGAAGGACCGCTCGAGGCCATGGAAGGAACGGAGCGATTGGGAAGGGCTTCTCCTGACATATCCAGCGAACGGAGGATATCGTCCACATTGCCTCCGCGAGGGCCGCTCATTTCACGCCGAGCGGTTCCCATCGAAGGACCCCCAGCTCCACGGATGCCATCGTCATACCCACCGGCAGGAGCTGCAAACGAGGCCGCGGCTGGAGGAGCAGAGCCACCGCCCATGCCCATATTCACAAAGTTAGCAAACCCTGGTCCCACCGACTGAGAGGCAGCCGCTGTAGCAAACTGCCGACGCAGTTCAGGATTGTTACGGAGAATGTCATCCATACCAGGCATACGAGACTTGAACATTGTATTCGTCACGTGGCACATAGCAGCCGACAACCCCAGAGACATAATCAGACGGACTTCAGGTGCCACTTTACTCTTGTCCTTGTACTTGTCGTACAGCTCTTCAAAAATTTCATCGTAATCTTCAATATTCTCATTTACCGATTCAGACCAGCCATCGAGCTTGGCACCGACAGGATCGTAGCGAGTATTCAAAAATTCCATACCGGTCGTGACAGTGGTGAGAAGGTTGCGCTGAAAACGAAGGGAGGCTTCCAGGGCACGACTGTCTTTGCGCCGTGCAATTTCAGCATTAATTTCATCTAATGAATTGGCAACCGTAAGTTTGTTACCAGTCACCCCCTTACGATCCATGCGCTCCAAAAGAACGAGTCCTTCCGCTTTCTTTGAAAACTCTTCTTCAGGAGTGAGTATAACTTTGGGAGGTTCAGCAGCTACAGCAGCGGTGCTACTGCTGCTGCTGCCTCCAAACCAGGAACTGAAGCCTGAAGGAGCAGCAGGTTCGGCAGGAACATCAGAAGAAGCACCGGAGAACCAAGAACGGGTAGGAGCGCTAGGAGGATCGGCAGGTTTAATAGGAACGGGTTTAGGAAAGACAGAATTGGTATCGCGTAGAATCTTGATGCCTTCGTCAGAAGGAGCGGGAGTAAAGCGAATGGAGGGACCGGCGTCGTCCAGATTCACCACCTCAATGTCATCGGATTTCAGTTCCATCATGGGAGAGGGACCGCGACCAGGGGTTCCTAGTTTTTTATGATTGGCTAAGAGTCCAAAATCAAGACCACCGACGTCTTGCAAGTTAAAGGATGCACCTATATCCTGGACGGCCTCAATCTCCGGAAAGGACATGCTTCTATCCCTTTCTATTCACTTCTGTTTAGAGGCCTTACCGCAAGAAGGAATTACCGCCCCTACGGGGCGGTAATTCCTTCTTATGGTCTATACTTCACCCGCTATGCGGGTGAAGTATAGACCGCAATCCTCAATCCCCTAAAAAATGAACATCTTTTAAAAGGAACCCTCTCTTTCATATTTAAAATGCTAACCATTACATGCTGCACTAATCAAAGTATGATTCTTGATCGTGAGGATGGTAGAGATTTAGAATTAAAACTGAATGTATCCTCCAAAGGACGCCTATGGGTTTCTCTTGGAAATAGTCTCTTTGAATTTCATTCTACTGGAGTTTCCGCCAAAATAAATGTAACAAAAGAACAATTTGAATTCCTAGAACTTCTTATAACAAAAAAAGAATTAGCTTGATACCATCCGTAAGACCGGTGCACAAGCCATCAGCAATGCATCGGCTAAATCATTCTTCTTTCGTTGCCCGTCGTAAAACATTTTCCACGTTTCATAACCTGCTCCAGAAAGCATTTTTTCCACCTCTTCTTCCGTAGCCTTCTTACGAGCTCGATAGGCCGCTCCTTCATCAATCACCACTGGCGTGACTACCTCTTCTTCTACCATTCCACGTTCCTCTTCTTCTGCAATCACATCTGGGATCGCTTCCACTTCCAATTTCATAGTCTTTCTACCAGCGTGGACAAACTGAATCATACCAGTCCAAGCATGTTCCCGCTCTAACCGTTCGCCCAACAAGGTAAACAGAATCATCTGAATAGATTTCATCGTGGGACCTTTCAAGACCGGTTGATTCTCTAAACGAATCAATGTTGCAGAGGCAAAGGTGGGTAACATGGAAGTCAACCAGGAAGAGATGGCACGACGAATCTCAGTCATGGAAGGATTTCGCGCCTTGGGCGCTTTCCAGGGAAGAATGAATCGATCGCCGAGCCAGGCTAACACCGTTTCGCGGGATGCTTTTTTATGATGTTCCATCCCTACGCAAAGTTTGCGAAGGGCTGGAAGTTTTGGCAGTGTACCACTTTCAGCACCTACCAAAATTGTGTGAGAGGGTCGGCAGGTGGCTGTCTTTTTTCTACGAACTCCTGAGGCGCAGCCCTTGCACCATAATCCTTCGGAACTACACCAGGCCGCGGGACCGTTGCATCCTTTGCAACGTCGTGACGTTTCAGAAGAAGTTCCCCCTGCGGTTAAATCAATGTTGTTCCAGTGAAGAATCACCACACCGCTCGGATCGTGTTTGACTTGGGAAAAAGCTAAATTTTTAATACCAAGATCAAAGGCTAGAACAACGGTGGCCATGATTGTTCCTCTTCTGTGAAAGGAGGTTTAGATAATTCTTTGTAATAAGTATAAATGGTAAAGCGCAGATCCACGCGGCGTAAAACGCAGCGACGCAAATCTCGACGCGTTCAATACGGTGGAGGGGGTGACACTCCCAATGCCAATGCGAAGGCGAAGGAGAATGAAATACGTAAAGGTAATACTACAAATGAAATGAATCCCGAAAAGGAATTTATAGGCTGGTTAAAAAGTATGACTCCAGAAAAGCGAAATTCACAGTTTTTACAGACTGTAGAGAAGAATAGATATTATAACGCAAGACTAGCGCTTGTTGCAGGTGCCGATATTAATTCTATGCCTCTAGGCAAAACGGCTCTTCTTGTGGTATGTGAGAAATTAACTGAGAATGAACCTGCTAAAAAGTTTGCACTTGAATTAATTGAGAAAGGAGCCGATGTTAATTTAGCAGATGGATGTGGTCGTACACCGCTTATGGGAGCGGTTCGACACTTATCAGATGGAGTGGAGGTTGTGAAGGCTCTTATAAAGAAGGGTGCAAATGTAAATGCAAGAGTGAATTGCACACCCGAACCTGGCGATCAGGGGTATACAGCATTAAAATATGCAACTAAAAGATACGATTCCAACATTATAACTGAATTAGGAAAAGATGCAACATTATAATTGACTTTTTTTCTAAATAGAAACATATAATTTTATTCTTATTTGCAAAGCAACTATAAATAAAATTTTATTTTACAGGAGAAAGAAATTTTACATGTTTTTTACTTTCAGCGTGACGCTCTTTATGACGAGGCAGATAGGTTCCACCACATTCACAGGTTACACTTGTGCTATCACGTAATACACGTGCAGCCGTTTTAGCATCATGAGCAATTTTCTTAATTGGAGCTAGTTTGGCATAGTTTTCTTTTGCCCATTTTTTCTTATATTCGTTTACAGCTTCTTTGTGAGTTTCCACATAGAGACGATTAGAAGCTAATGTAGCCTCTTTATTCTCCTCGTAATGAGTTTTTCTGGCTTCTTTCACTTCTTCAACATGCTCGGCAACATATTTTTTGTTGTATTCTGCAATTGTATCCGCATTATCTTTACGATACTTCTTATGGTATGCTACTACTTTTTCTTTATTTTCTGCTAGATATGTTTTAACATATTCTGCGCGTTCCTCGGTTGGTATATGGGCACGTTTAAAATTTAAACATAGTGGATCTTTTTTTGCTTTTTGAATATATCTATCTTCTTTTGCAACAAGTTCTGCTTTGGATTTACAGGAATAATTTTCAATAAGTTCTATTTTTACATTATCCCAACCAATTGTATTTACATAAAGATATAAGGGTTGCGTTGCATCTTTTTGTCTGGCAGCTCGTTTATGATTATTAAATCTGTAATTTAATGTATTAATAGTGCTACCAATATAAAAATGTCCGTCGGTGCATATTATTTTGTAAATTTTTCCAGCATTGTAACGAGTCTCCATCTGGGTTATAAATGATCTAAGTATTAAATCTTTAAATAGTGCTTTTTTAAAAAAATATATATGATACATTTTTTAAAAAAATAAAAAATAGATGATACATTTCTTATATAGTTTTCACGAACTCCCAACCCATATCAAAACATATCTTTTCCCAGATTTTATCTTGAAGATAGAGTTTTTCACGACTTTTAAGAAGGGGGAAACAGGGTAAATATTCATCGAGTTCTAGCAATTCGCAAAACTTGTACAAGACGAAGGAATAGGAGAGAAAGTTAGAACGACCAGGAGGACAATGTTTAACGAAGGAGAATTGAATTTCTTTGAACATGAAGCGGAGTTTATCTTCAATTTCACGACTCAGAGCGGGGGCTGAAATACCATTCAACCGATTAAGCACATGGGCCACATGATCATAACATCGAACAAGTTTTAGCTTTCGAATGACTTCTTTCAGTTTAGAAGCTTTCAGCCGACTCATATCGGTGATGCGTTCTTTACGAAGTTCAGCACGAATTTGATCTAGAACAGCATTGGAGATTTCGGTAGTTTCTTTAGCCTGAAACTGAGCCAACCATTCATTCAGATGATTTACTTTTTTATAGGCACAATAGGCCATTTCACGAGGAGGATCTTTGTAAGAGGGCTTTTCAGAATCAACCAAGATAAAATCTTGATGACCGCAGATAGAACAACTTAGGAGGGCTTCATTTTGATAAAACATCATTTCAGTTTCACAAAAGGGACAATCACCGTATCGTTCTTCAAAGGTGTCAGAGGGGATGGATTCATTTTGAATATTTGTAGGATCTAGAGCCGTTAAATATTGTTCTAAGGCTTTGTCACGATGAAATCCGATATCCGTAACGATATCACTGGCACATACCTTTGATGTACTCAATGTAGGAGTTGTGGAAATAGTACTCGTTGCTGTATCTTTTTCAAAATAGGTAAAGACACTATTCATAGGAACACGAGCTTTACGAACTGGTTCTTTAGTAAGTTCTCCTTTTGCAATTCGTTCACGGGCATCGGCATAGGAAAAGAGAATTCCTCCTACTCGTAAAAAATAATCAGCTTCTTCTTCCCCTGATTCTATTTTTTTAATTTTTATCTGAAGATTTTCAAGGTCCGTTTCACGTTCTTGACGTTTTTTCATAGAAGCTAAATCAAGTTGAAATAGAAACGGGGATTTTGCATCTTCTTCATTTAATTGTCCTTGGAGGGTGCTTACTTGTAGTTGTAGTTCAGGAAGAAATTGTGTTTGAGATCGAATCCTTTCTAATTCTATTTGATGGTAGGCTTCTAAGGTTTTACAAGAATCCGAAGACACAGTGGAGGTAGGTTTGATAGGTGCTGAACCTGCGAGTAGTTGATCAAGAGAGAGCATGGTCCTGGATACTCTATCTAGCCGTTTGAAATGTTTAGGGCAAGAAGCAAATTCCCGGAGTTTTTTCACCTTTCGGCCAATTTTTTTTCTTTCCACCATGTATAAACAGAAATGGGATCCGGTGGCCTTATGCAGCTCGTCGCCTACGGTGCACAGGATATCTACCTCACGGGCAACCCACAGATTACCTCGACATATTGAAGGGGGTTGAAAAGCAGTCAGGGGGTACAAAGTGGAATAAGTACCCCGGCAAGTCTGTTAGTGGATCCAACCATTCGAAAGAATGACCACAGCTGCTAGTCGTTTCATTTGAGACGGCAACATTATCAAATTGCGGGAACACCCTAAAGCTGTTGATACCAAGTTTTTTTCGGAAGAGAAAAATGGCTGAGAACTTAACTCAGGTATGGTAAAAATTCAACAGATATTACAATGGGCAATCCGCAGCCAAGCGGCTAAGTTGTTAGAAGAGATACAACCGCCGTGCAGTTCAGAGACTAAATGGTAGTGGGTGGGAACGTAGTTCCTGCTTAAGTTATAGTCCAACCCCTCGGAGTGCGACGGCAATATTTTTCAAATATTGTTCTGGAATAGTACCCAGACTCCACTAAATATCCCGAAAGGGAGGGTAGATCCTTGTCTTCAAGGTCGTCTATCGTCGCCACACCAACTTTGCCATGGAGGCCATTGAACAGACGTTCAACGGTGCCGCCAACTTTGGCCGCAAGGTCCAGTGCACGATCTCCCGTAACGGCGATCTGATCCACCGTATCTACCTCCAGGCCACGCTCCCCCAGGTTCTGCTCCAGTCCGCCGATGGTTCTGGTGCTCAGTTCCGTTGGCTCAACTGGGTGGGTCACAACCTGATCAACAACGTCAACCTCGAGATTGGCGGCCAGGAGATTGACAAGCACTATGGTGACTGGCTCCAGATCTGGAACGAGCTCACGCAGGAGCCTGGCAAACAGGCTGGGTATGCCGACATGGTAGGCAACGTCCCCCAGCTCGTCAACCTGATCGTCCAGGGCGGTGAGGTCTGCGATGCCGATTGCGGCTACGGTGAGCCCAACGCCCTCAACGAGGTCACGTCGTGCGCCCCTGAGTACACGCTGTACATTCCCCTCCAGTTCTGGTTCTGCCGCAACCCTGGCCTGGCTCTCCCCCTCATTGCCCTCCAGTACCACGAGGTCAAGATCAACCTCGAGTTCGAGGCCCTCAACAACCTCTGCTTCGACTATGCCGATGGCGCCTCCGCCTCCACGCACCAGATCCGTGACCGTGTCGCCGCCTCTGGCCTCGTCTCCGCCTCTCTCTACGTCGACTATATCTACCTTGACACGGACGAGCGCCGCCGCTTTGCGACGGTCTCCCACGAGTACCTCATCGAGCAGCTCCAGTTCACGGGTGCCGAGTCCGTCACGTCTTCCTCCAACAAGATCAAGCTCAACTTCAACCACCCTTGCAAGGAGCTCATCTGGGTGGTTCAGCGTGATTCCTTCGTCAGCTGCGATGATGCCGTCATCCAGCCCTTCAAGGGTCAGCAGCCCTTCAACTACTCCGACTGGTGGGACCGCGCCGTCCTCGAGTCTGGGTACTCCGTCACGCGTGTCGAGGGCATGGCCGGTTACAATCCTATCGTTACGGCCAAGATCCAGCTCAACGGCCACGATCGCTTCTACGAGCGTGAGGGTCGCTACTTCAACTTGGTCCAGCCCTACCAGCACCACACCAACATCCCCGCGGTTGGTATCAACGTGTACTCCTTTGCCCTCAAGCCTGAGGAGCACCAGCCTTCTGGCACGTGCAACTTTTCCCGCATTGACAATGCCACGCTCTTCATTACGCTCACCAACAACACGGTCAGCGCCACGACGAGCGCCCAGGTCCGCGTTTATGCTGTGAACTACAACGTTTTGAGAATCATGAGTGGAATGGGTGGTCAACAAAAAGCAACTTCTAAACGAGTAGCAAGGCTGCCAAGAGTGCAACGAAAAGGTTGTGCTAGTTATAAGGTCTGGGCGTAAAAGCTCAGTAGCAACACTATCAAATTGCGGGAACGTCCTGTCAAACTGTTTGTACCGTCCTAGAGCCGAAAGGTCTGTCTAGTGACACCACAGGGAAACTTGTGGGTAGGGTAAGAATCAAACAGGTAGGGATAATCCGCAGCCAAGTTCTAAGGTTAGGCAACTAACTATGAATGCAGTTCAGAGACTTAATGGTAGTGGGCGGTGAAAATCGCCTAAGATAAAGTCCGGCTCCTCAGAGATGAGGCTTCAAAAGAGGAATTGTAGTGTGTGCCTTACACAATACAAGGAGAGCTTTGAGGGATATACCAGTATGGTGTATCAGAACGCGCGCTTGCGTACTCCAATTAAACACAAAGGTGCTTGTGTTTTTATATTTTGTGTCATAGCAAACTATTTACCATACAAACATTTCATAAATGTTTATACGGTAAAAAATGATCGTTTAAAAACCCCAAGTTAAAACGTTATAAATCAGGATGGAACGAGAAACAGGAATTGGGGGTCGACATGCAATTGAAATTGAATTTAAACATGTTACATACCGTGAAATTGATTATATGGTATGTAAAATTACAAAATTAACAGGAGATCCTATCTATTTTATTATTGATAATGATGACGTTGAACGAGTAAAAACACGTTCGTGGCATTCTTGTGTTAGTGATTCATATATTGGCTCTACTTATACAACTACTGACAAGAAACGTAAAATTTTATATATTCATAACTTTATTATGAACCGATTAACCTTTGATGGAAAAGGATCTACCGAAACAGTGGATCATATTAGTGGAAATGGATTGGATAATCGTAAAGTAAATTTGCGAATTACGACCCAATCTCTTCAAAATATGAATACAAAAGAGCGAGAACGAACTGTTGAAGGACTTCCAGCAGGTATTACGGCGGAAGAGATTCCACGTGGAATTTGGTATTGCCCTGCTTCAGGAGGTCATTCAGATAGATTTGTAGTAGAATTAAAAGGCATTCCAGGTGTGGGAGATATTGTAAAGAAATGTTCTTCTTCAAAAAAACTTACAGCTCGTCAGAAATTGGAGGAAGCGATTGCTTACAAAGCTGAACTCTTTGAACGCTACCCAATTTTAAAAGAGATGCAACGAGATTCAGAACGTGCAAAACTTCTTCGTCATGAATACACACAGATTATACAAAAAGCAATTCATGGTACTTCGGACGAAGAGAGTCCACTTCCAAGTTTTGCTCCAGTAAGTCCCGTATTGACGATTGAATCTGCTGAACCAGCACCACGTGAACCATTACGTTCTGTTCTAACAATTGAACCTGCTGAACCAGCACCGCATGAACCATTACGTTCTGTTCTAACAATTGAACCTGCTGTACCAGCCGAAGCAGTTGAAGCATCTGACGTAATTCAGTGGAAAGCAAAAGGAATTTATAAATGCATCAAAGAAGGAGATTCTGAAGTTTATAAGACATATGTCAAAGAACATAACGATCCTTTGGATACATTTGAACCATTATTTGCAACACTACTTACCAATGTAAGAGGCTCTGCTACGTTTGAAATTGCAAAACCATTTATCGATAGTTTTGTAAAATTATTTCGATTGAAACGAACCTGTAAATTGACAAAGAAAGATGTAATTGGACGAGAAGACCGCGATGTCTGGCCCAGTGAAACAATTGTAACTGCCTATCGTGAAAAACGTATGGAAGGATTTATAAAGTATATTACTGAAAAAAGTGTTGCTGCAAATGTTCCAACTAAAGTACTTGAAGAATCGTACAAACGATTTGAGACAAATATGGAAAGTGAACCAAGCGACGCAGAGCGATTACTGATTGTTCGAAAATTCTTGGCAGCTCAACGAGTGCAACGAAATCGCCATTCTAAAAAGGAATAGGCTAATTCTTCTTCATAAAACAGGGTGGTTTTTACATTATTCTGTACGGTATATACATATTATTCATTTTCTTCTTCATAATCATCCATATCAACATCCCACCATCCTTCTGAGAAATCAGTAATTTGTATAATTGCAATTATTTCTCCTTCTGGATTATCCAAGTCATATCCTTTTGGAACAAGTGTTCTATCTGGAAAACTTGAATGATTCCATTCGGATGCATAAATATACGGTTTAATTGTTCGCGTTTCCATCATTCGAATTGATTCTGGATTGTCTCGTTGTCGATCCCAACAATTTGCACCAATCCAAATAACATGACCAATATTTTTAATTTTGGAAGGCCAAGTATCATTAAAATCTAAATCAAAGTAATAATAGAGATGCCGTTTTATTCCATTATGTTTAAATGTAATATGCCAGGGTTGACAAGTTAATTCATCATCCTGTTCAAGAACATGAATGTTAGTAGCAGGGAAACCAATGCTACGGAATATTCCTTCCAATATATTGGAACCTGCTTCTATTTTAAATGTTTTAAGAAATTCATAAAATGGAATTTCTGATTTTAATTCTTTATACTTCTTTTGTGCTAACTCTATTTTTAGAAATGAACGATCGCGCATAGCATCTTTAGCATATTTATCATTTCCATTTAATAGGATAGAAAGAATATCTTCTTTATGTTCTTCTATATTTCCATAGGTTGGATCTACACAATTAATTACGTAGAGCGTTTCAAAATCAGGAATCAGATGGAAGGGGGATATAATATCCGTTGCCATTCCAAGATATAACACTTGTTTTGTTGGATCAACTGGCATTCTGTATTAATATTTATATTGGAGGTGATAGAACAGTTCATTTTTTCTAAACAGTTCAAAAAATTGAGAATCTAACGATTTATACTTATTTCTATCAAATAGAATGATTCGACGTGATTGTCAAAAAGAGGCCCTTGCCTATATTCAAACCACAACAGATGTAACCAATTTGCAACTTTGTACCGGTGCAGGAAAATCTTACATTATTTATGATGCAAGTATCCTTCCTACCGTACAAACCTGCATTATTATAGTTCCATCGTTGCTACTGATTCAGCAATATTATAAAGATATGAAATCTCATTACGATGGAAAGACACTTTATTATTTTGCTACAGAAGGAACCTTAAAAGGAGGAATTAAACGCCTTACAGCAGGATTTCCTGAATTGGAGTCCTCTGCATGGATTGTATTAACCACCTTTGCAAGTGTCCCCCTTCTTTACAATCATTTGGTTGAGAAGAAACGAGCAATTCATCAAGTCATTGCAGATGAGGCACACCATGTTAGAGGTGCTGAATATGCTAAATCGTATATACTGGCAAAACCGTACATTCGTCATACAATTCATTTCTCGGCTACACTTCCTGAAGGTCTTACTCCTCATTATACCTATCCACTACTAAAAGGGATTCGTGATAAAGTGGTACGAGACTTTCATATTGAAGTTGTTATGTGTAAAGAAGGTGATCTAACCAGTCTTCCAGATATTATTAAAAAAAGTATTGAACGATTGGATGGTGTACATGCTAAAATCTTAGCCTATACAGCACAAGCAAATACAGATAACTCCTCTGTTAAAACATTTCTAAAAGAATATATACCCGTGATGGAAACAAATGATTGGTGGATGGATGGAATTAATGATGAAACAACAAGTAAATCAAAATGCATGGAAATGTTTGAAGCATCTACCAAGAAAGCATCCCTTCTTGTTAGCTGTAAAACACTCAGTGAAGGAATTGATTTGAAACATGCAAATGCAATGCTTCCTTGGGATCCTACCAATAGCATTGTTGATAATATTCAACGAATTGGGCGCGTTCTTCGTCTCTATAAAACAACAACGGGGTCCGTCGCAAAAGAGCAACCACCCTCCTTAATTCTTGTACCCGTCTTTGTCAAAGAGGATGATGTGAAAGAATGCAAAGGAGATCGTACCAAGATTCATGAACTGTTAGAAAAACAGATTGGGATGGGCGCACGAGGAAACTTTCAACCCATTATTAATATTTGTACCGCTCTCAAAAGTGAATTGGCAGAAGAAGACAGTGACTTATTTAATCAACTACTTCACTTTCCAAATTCATGCCCATCTGTACCGTTTGATAATGATTTAATTTCCTGCATTGCAAAGAAACTGAAGAAATCCACTGAAACTGTGTTGGAGGAGATTGCAGATGTTTTACTGGAGAAAGATGAATTAGAGGAGGAAACAATTGAACAAATTCGTGAAGAAGGCGTATGGGAGGAAGAAGATGGTGGAGAAGTGATGACGGCTCTTACCCAATCTCAAAACCTGACCCTTACTCTTCAAGAAAAAGATATAATTGAAACATTTGGAACAGGTACTGTACCTCTTACACTTACTCATGATGGAGAAACGTATAAAGTGGCACGTGCCAAAGCAAAAGATTCTGGAAAGAAACAGGTGAATCAACGTTTATCGGTGAGTCACACCGATGGATTCCGCATTTTGTTAGGATTGGATCCTGATGATGTTGCAGAGGGTCTTAGTACGGATGAAATGATTCTGACCCGCCTTACAACAGAAGTTCAACTTGATGAAGATTGGGAAACACGACGGTTGGAGTGGGTTGCTATGTATGAGAAGTTGGGGAGAACTCCTTTAGCTAGATCAAACAATTTAGATGAAAAATTTGCTGGAGAATGGCAATCAACGCAGCGAAAGGGTTATCATAAGAAATCTGTATGGATGACTGCTGAACGAATAACTAGTTTAGAAGCCACTGAAGGTTGGATATGGGAAGAAAAAGATACATGGGAACCAAGTCGGCTTCACTGGCTTTCTCAATACCAGAAGTTGGGTAGACGACCGTCTTATACATCTGAGGATAAAGAAGAAAAAAAAGCAGTGTTATGGCAAGGTACTCAACGTCAAAATTATAAAAAGAAAAAAGCATACATGACTGCTGAACGTATTGCATCCTTAGAAGCAACAGAAGGATGGAAATGGGAAGAAGAGGATACATGGGAACCGGCTAGACTTCACTGGCTTTCTCAATATCAGAAATTAGGAAAGAATCCATCTGAAGAATCTAAAAATTTAGAAGAAAAACAAGCAGGTCAATGGCAAAGCACCCAACGTAAAAATTATAGAAAGAAAGAATTGTGTATGACCGCTGAACGCATTGATGCCTTAGAAGCAACAGAAGGATGGAAATGGGAAGAAGAGGATACATGGGAACCGAATCGGCTTCATTGGCTTTCTCAATATCAGAAATTAGGAAGAAATCCTTTACAAAAATCAGAAAATATAGATGAAAAATTAGCAGGAATATGGCAACATAATCAACGTAAAACGTACAAACATAAATTAGGATGCATGACACCTGGACGCATTGCTCTCTTGGAAACCACAGAAGGATGGAAATGGGAGGAGGATGATTCGTTTGAACCAAATAGACTTCATTGGATATCTCAATATCAAAAATTAGGAAAGACACCAACTGGGTGTTCAAATGATCCTGAAGAAAAACAAGCAGGGCTATGGCAATCAAATCAACGTCAAAATTATAAAAAGAAAGAGGCATGTATGACTGCAGAACGTATTGCATCCTTAGAAGCAACCGACGGTTGGAAATGGGAAGAAGAGGATACATGGGAGGCAAGTCTACTTCATTGGCTTTCTCAATATCGGAAATTAGGAAAGACACCGACTGTAAACCCAAAAGATCTTGAAGAAAAACGAGCAGGACTATGGCAATCCCATCAACGTGATGCATACAAAAAAGGAAAAATTACAACTGACCAAATTAATATATTAAAATCCACTGAAGGCTGGATATGGAGTAAAGAAGATGATTGGGAATTAACTCGAATTCAATGGCTTGATTTCCATATAAAAAATGGTAAAACACCATTGCAAACATCTGAAAATAAACAAATTAAACAGTTGGGAAAATGGCAGCAAAGGCAGCGCGATTCTTATAAAAAGAAAGAGACACGAATGACGGCAGAACGCATTGCTACCCTAAATGCCACTCCAGGTTGGACCTGGTCAGCCGATGCTCCCACTCTCACAATCGAACCAGCAGAACCCATCCACACCCTTTCCCCCACTTTAACCATCGAACCAGCAGAACCAGCCGCATTCACCCCCAAAAAGCGTATTCGAACGGTTCCTACTGCAACACCTTCCACTGGTTCTTCAGTTCAACGAGTAAAAAGTCAATTAGAAATCTTTCATCAGCGATTCAAGACGATGAATGCAGATACATATACTAAGACAATTGCTGAGACTCCTACAGATTTCACAGCGTATCATGCAATAGCATCTCAATACGATGCAAAAGATCCACCAGAACGGCAACCAATTAATAAGATTGCTGCAAAATTAGCAAAGAATAATAAACCTTCTTACAAAGCGATTGATTTAGGATGCGGTATGAATACACTTCGACAGCATATTGATGTAAAAAATATGACTTGGACATCCATTGATGTACATGCAATAGATGAAACTGTGTTAGTGGCAGATATGGGGAATTTACCGTTTGATACGGAAAGCTTTGATATTGCTGTGTTGAGCCGTTCATTATGGGCAAAAAATCACACAGACGTTCTTCGCGAGACGTACCGAATTTTAAAAGATGGAGGACGGGCCATAGTATGCGAATCCTTTCGACGCTGGATTGATTCCACAACTCATGTCAATACATTAGTACATGCACTCACATCCGTTGGATTTATAATTACATTCGAAGAGGGAACAACATGTGAAGATGCGTCGGATGAAGTCTTTCAATATATTATTGTTCAAAAAACAGTATAATCTATTACAATGCATATTCACGAAATACAGTAATTGCATCTTCTACGCGGATTGCATGATCAGTTGCAAATTTGTTGAAAATCTTTAAAGAAAGAAGTGTATCTTTTTTAAACTTACTAGATGGATCTAAATGGGCAAGAATTGCTTCAGCTTCTTGTTCTGTTAAAGAAGCTTTTGTTGCAAGAGATGATATTTTTTTAGAATGTATCATGGCAACTCTATATGCCCGTATCAGCCGTTCTATCTCTTCTTTTTTTGTATATACATCTATACGAAATTTCCATACAGTTTTTATTGCCCACTCTATTGCTGCTGTAACTTCTTCTTCATGGCGTTTCTTTTCTGCAGCAATTTCAATTTCACGACGTTTTTTTGCTTTAATAAGTTCTTCCTTTCGCTTACGTTCCATGCGTATTTTTGCTTTATGAGCTTCTTCTTGTGCTAATCGTTTTGCTTCACGAGCTTGTTCTCGTGCTAATCGTTTGGCAGGAGTAATTTCTGGATTGTGACATAATTGGACATATGCATCTTCAACTCGAATAAGTCTTTGAATTGGTTGAGGTTGGAATATATCTCCTGTCCATCGTTGTGGAAGCAATTCTGATTCTTTTGGAAGAGCAATAGTTACATTTGCTTCTGCGGCAATTAATTTTGTTTGGTTATAAATATAATTAATCCATTCTTGAAATCGCCAACCTCGTGCATGACATATATCAGAACATGGATCATCACACATGGATGTTCCTCCAACTGGTTCTTTTGGAACCTGATATCTGAATTCCATACCCCCCTCTGTTTTGTAAACAAGGATTCCAAATTCATAATCAGGATGAAGGGCAAGAAAGGATTTACGTAAATCTTCAAAAGTTGGTGGGTATATTGCAACATCCATTCTATTCTATTATATCATATGTTAGAGGCAGCAAAATGGTTCATTTTTTATAAACAGTTCAAAAAATTGATAACCTGTCGCAACCTCTAACATATGATATTAAAGAATGACTAGCAAAGCCGAACTAGAAGCGCAGATTGCTGCCTTACAGGCACGATTGCACGAGCATCTTACCTACGATTCAGCCTTTACACCGGCAGAATTGGTTCGATGGGATCCTTCCCTGGTTGGAACGGTTCTTCATATTCAACATGAATTAGATATTCCTGTAAATGCATTTGATCAAACAGTAACTTTTAAAGATTATAGAAGTTATGTAAGTAGATGTGCATATAAATATGATATGCAATTTGAGAATCCTTCCAATGTCTATATTCCTTCTCGTGCATGGATGATGAAACATAGTGTATATGTTGACGGGCGTGTAAATTCACAAAGAATTAATAATGTTGGAATGCTTGTAGCAACAGGTATTCAATATATGAACTATGTACTACCAACTGCCGACGATATTTCTTCATTGGACACAAGAGGTGGTATAAAACATATTGGAACAAATGATTTTACTAATTTTACACTCTTACAAATTGGTGTAGGTCATCCACTGAATATGCAATCATTAAATGAATATCCGTTAGGAGATATATCATTTCAATCAATTGGAGGTAAGATTCTTAAAAAGACATATACAATTGATGGAAAAAAAGATGGAGCTGAAAATATATGGTATAGTATGATATACCAACTTCCTCTTGCAAATTCATCCCGCCCACTCCTTGACCAGATTTATATTGCAAATCATATTCAACTTCCGTATTGCGGAGGTACACCTGTCTACGAATCACTTGTTACAGTTGACAAATACCCTCTTTCCACTCTTTACCAAGAGTGGAAACGGGATAAAACAGCAGGACGACCGCACCGGCGCAGTCCCTTGGACGAAGCGATGGATACAATCCGCGCGTTGCAAGAGGAACTGCATCTTGCCCGTGAAGCACGGGCAGCCGCTGACGCCCATTCTGAAAAACTTCGCTTGGCACTTCATGCATCCGCAGGTATAAAAGATTCTGAGAATCCTGTGTAAAATTTAAAAATAGTAGGAACCGCTTTTTTATAAAAATTGAAGAGTCAGTCACCGCACCCCCCCGAACCAGCACAAAGTATTTCCCTTCTATAGAATGGTTCTAATATCTAATGGTGGTGTAATTAATATTAAAAATCATCATAAAATAAAATGTA